CAAGTCCCAAAACTAAGAGACTTTCCAGCATAGTAAAGGCCTTAATCTGCAACAGTTTGACTTGTTTTTTGTTTTGCATGGTAGTCTTTATAAGCTTTGGCTTGCTCAGCTGTGATACGACCGTCCGCTTGTAATTTGCTGAGGCTGGCGTCATCATTTTTGTCCAAACGATAGAGTTCTGCCTGGCTTTCCACAACCTTGACAACAGCAGCTTTTCCTTTATCATCTACGGCATCCTTTTGCTTGGTCAAATTGGGCACAAAGAGCAAGAGGAGTACGCTGATGATAAGCAAGACGACTAACATTTCAAGTAGCGTATCTAAAACTCTTATCTAAAGAATACAATAAAACCGCAGGCAATAACCTGCGGTTTTGTGTAATCTATTTTGAAGTCTTTCTATTTTTATTTTGTTGTAATCAAACCATCCGGTTCAACTACAAACGCTGCTTTATCAGCCATACGCCCATCTGGTAGAAGTAGATACCAGCCGTCGTTGTAACGTACAAATGTATCGGATTTCATATCACCGTTGGTAGCATCACAGTAATACCAATTATCGTAATACTTGATCCAGCCGGTTTGCATCGAACCATCACGATTGAAGTAGTACCATGCACCAGCAATTTTCTTCCAAGATGTGGCCATGTACCCACTAGAGTCGAACCAGTACCATTTACCGTCTGTGTGCTTGAGCCATTTCTCAGAGTACATATAGCCTGACTCGTCAAAATAAAACCATGATTGATTTTCTTCAATATATTCGAATTGAGCTTTTGGATAAGTACCGTTAGCACGAGCAAACCAGTATCCAGTATCATCTTTTTGCCAACCTTTTTTAGGTTTTTCAGGCTGTGCATTTGGATTGGTCAGACGATACACATAATAGTATGGACGCCCGGCATATAGCCAAATATCATCATGATCATTGACCGTGATACCATCATAGCGATAGTTACAGTGGATAATGTTGTCGCTATCCACAAAGATACCAGTATGTCCTCCAGCGCCGCTAGAATAGCCCTTGCGCCCCCAGATAAAAACATCTCCTCGTTGAGCATCCCATGGGGTATTTTCTGAGATAAGTTCATAGCCGTTATTAATAAGCCATTGATGCTCATACTCAGTATTAACAGCCCAACCAGCTGATACTGCTCCAGCGCTACGAAGTGCGTAATATACAGATGATGAGCAATCGTAAGAGTCATCTCCATCTCGCGATGTCATACTGTATGATACATTTCCTTTACGTGCTTGCATCCAGGCAATAGCTGTTTCAATATTTAATGCCATTGTTTCCTCCTTTTTTGCTTAGTCCTCACTTGGCTCATGATAGTCAAGAGCACGGTTACTATCAGAAAGCCCTGCAGTTGTTGGGTCATTGACAACGCCAAGCAGCACAAGAATATAGATAAATGTGTTTACCCCATCTTGCATATTTTTCGGAATCTCAAGGCCGAATTGTTGTGCCATCAAAAACACTGCTCCTAAAAGAGCTACTAGTGTCACTTTATTTTGCAAACGCAATTTCCAATTAATCATGTTTATTCTCCTTTTTTATTGTTTGTTTTGAATCAAGTTTTTAAGCTCTCTCACATCCTCGCCAAGCGATTTTACCTGCTCAGCTAAAACTAAGATAGCTTTGTTCTGTTCGTCGTGGTTATCGAGCCGTTTGTTGGCCGATTTCTTGAATTCATGCAGATTTTCGATGTCTTTTTCTAAAATCGTAAGACGATTTTCTTGCTTGGTAGCTTTATCTTTCATAGAAAAATAAAGACCGATAACAGGAATTAGAGTGAGAAAAATTTGCACAATTAAACGCTCGTATTCTGGCATGCACACCTCCTACTCTTTATGTTCATCTGTTTCCATCTCTGCCAAAATGGCATCTTCAATCTTATAGCGCATTTCTCGCAACTCTTGCTCATGCTTACGCATACTGATACGATTTTTAGCGTACAGATCCGGGTCATGCAGCGTTTCAGATGTTGTTGAAACAGCTTCATTGTCTGTGTTGACTACAGTAGTTTTGACCAATTTTTGTTGGTCGCCATCTTGTGCGAAAAATTCAGCTACTAGCTGACGTGTTTTAGTGACTTTTAGCATTGTCATTTCCTCCTTTATAAACTAATTATCCGTTAATAATTAGGGATTTTTTACGATTATTAAATTTTAAATGAGACGTTGTCAAAGTTGAGCCAGTTTGAGTCAACGTTGCCTTTTACAACTATATTTCCGTTTGAATAGATACCCAAAACCGCTACTGTGTAATTGTTGTTGATTGTCGAGATATATAATGACTGTGTTGGTCTGAAACCTACTGGTAAAGTTCCTATCACTGTCTCAGTCGTAGTTTTTCCTTTGTTTGCCGAACCTCTAAAATAAACTACACCGTCAAACGTTTTTGAAAATTGGACATTATTGTACTGTTGATGATGATTCCAACCGTTTGCAAGCACGAGATTTTGCCAAGGTGTGCCTTGAGTCAGCCTTACAACATCATCTTTTGTAGCGAGCTCTTTCCATTGTGTTGGAGCCCATTTATTGGCACTGTTATAGACTCTAATAAATACACGCCCTGTCCCTATTGATGTGAAAAATTGGACGCCTTTCCAACTATCAAGCCAAAAATTTTGAAACAACCCCCATTCTCCATTTTTACCTGTTGGATTGTCATCGTATTTACCAGACCTCCAACCGAATTCTGTCGCCTGCTTATTCCAAACATCATCCCATTGTGAACTCCCTTTACCTAGTGCCCCATTATTGGAAGTCAGCTGATATTGTTGGATAGGCATATTTCTAGCATATATATCTCCCAAGACATCCAACGAACCAGCGCCACCTTGCTCTGCAACTTTACCAATACCCACGCGCCCATCTTTATCATAGCTCATGACCACACTTTCAGTTGCAACGGTTGCTGTAAATTCTGTACTTGTAAACTTGTCAGATAGAGTCCCTATGACCACAAATGACTTGGTTGCAACATAATTACCTGCCATGTTAGCGGCTGAATTATTTAAGGTGTGTTGAGTTGTCCAAATACCCGAAGCGCTACCATGATCAGCTGTAAAATTTGTACTACCTAATTGAGCTACCTTGAATGATAGGGTCATGACATTTTTTTGACTACCTGATAAAGTGATAGGAGCTATTTTAGCGTTCCTGACAACTTGAATAATATTAGGCGTTTCACGTGTTCTAAAGGCTGTAAAACTAAAAGCTGGTGCGAAATACTCAATGACATTGATTGTAATATCCCTTGTATCTGATTGCCTGCCTCGACTATCAACCACACTAGCACGTATTGTTGCTGAGCCATTAAAATTCATCATACCGAGCCTGCCACCGTTTTTAGTTGTAACCTGATTCTTGTTTACAATTTCAGCACGATATCCTGTGATAGTAGAACCATAAGCCCCAGCTGGGTTGTTAAAATTGACCTGAATATCAGAAATAATCTGTAAAAAGTTATTTCCGCTCAATAGTTGCCTAGCAACAGTATTCATATCAATCAATGTGAGACCAGAAAATGTAGGTTTCACACTTTCTGGTATTTCAAAATACCAGCCGTTTGAATAAACATCATTTCCAATTTGAGTAGTTCCGTTATATGTTCGGACACATATGTCCATCGTGCCAGACTTTGCTTTTGTATTATATCTAGCAAGGTCAATATTAGGTACGAAAGAAATACTTGTTGCATGATTTTTCCCTAAGTCAATCCATTCACTACCAAAAACTCTATACCACACTTGGTGGGTAAATGAGCTAGATTTGCGGTCAATGGTGAGAGTGTGGAGACTTCCGAGCTGTCTATTTCCTGAAAGGGCATTGTCGCTTATACTACTAGATCGAGGGATGTTTGAAAGTGTATAGTTTACCGATACGGTAATATTCCCATGCACTCCGTTGTTTGGGTCAAACGATGCCCATACTGCAAAAGTCTTAGTTCCGTCACCATTGTGAGGGATAGTTACCTCTCCACTCGCTAACGTGACTTCATTTCCTGACGTGTCAAAATCTGGATGACTGCTATGCACACTTGACCCATTCAACCATACAGACAAGCTACTAATATTCCCGTATGTCCACGTTCGATAGGCTCCATCGCGGTCAACTGTAGCTTTCCAACTAACCCTTGAGGAGTTACTAGCAACGTCTTGACTAACTTGTTCAATATAAATATTCAAGTGTAATGAACCGCTAGAATTAATAAATTTAGTCATTTTCTTTTTTTAACCTCCTACATATCGTATGACATTCACATCTTTATTAAGATAGTATTGCTCTGTTCTAAAACGCCCAATTTGAACTGATGCGGTGAAAATACCATTATCAATGTTTATTACACCTTGAGAAATGTACATAACCTCTTTACCAGCTGAAAACATTGATATGCGATCATGAGTCACCTTGATTGTCGAACTTGCATCATTCTTACCGATAATCAAGCCCTCGTTTGTGCTTTTCATGTAAGTATCAATGAATGTTTTAAGCTCTGCTAATCCTCCAAATTGAGTTGTCAACAAATCAATTCTTCTTCCTGCTTCAACCAAATCAGACTCAGATTTTTTTTGACTGTCTGCATTTAATTTCACAAAAGCATTATATGCTTTTTCTAATTCACTAAATGCCTCCATCGATGCTTTCGCTTTCATTTCAGCCTCTAAAATCTGCGATTTCTCGTTAAGGGCATTCAATTGCTCTTGAGTCAGCCCTTGGTCAGCTTTAGAGTCAAGCTGTTTTTGAGTTTCTGACCAGTGAGGTTGCCAACTTGTAATAGGTATAGTTCCAACTGTTAAAACTGCCCAATCAGCATTACCAGCCCCCTCAAGTTCGACAGTGAAAAATGAAACAGTATCACCAGCATTAAGGTTTTTCTTGGATGTAAAAGTAGCGCTCCAAACATCCAACTCAAAGCTATATGCTAAATTTATCCACTGCCAGCTATCGCTAGAATTTTCACGAATCCCAAAGTTAAGTGTACTGTTATCACTCCTCCACCATCTAGCGCTTAATGTGTACTGTTTGCCAGCCTTTAAGGGCTCAGCTAAGATGAAATTTTGCTGGTGCTTATTTCTCCATCCGATATTTGAATCCAATAAGATATTACCTGATTGCTCAGTCGTCCCAAATAAGGCTGTCCATTTATACAGCGTAGGATCTTGACTATCCGCCTCAGTGAAATCCGTCAAAGTACCTAGATAGCGCTTATTCGTGCTATCTGTTGTACTGAAACCATCACGACCATCAGCAGAATTTGCCCATGCCCTGTGAAAATACGGTGTTCTACCATCTGCTCCTTTCGCTCCCGGTACACCTTGCGCACCATCTTCACCTTTCCACTTTGTCCATTTATAAACCGTTGGATTATTACTATCTGCAGCATTGAAATCGACATACATACCAATATATGGCTTATTGGTATTAGTTCGGCTAAAACCTCCTCCAACTGCATTATCTGCGTAAGCAATATGAGTGTACTGGGTTCTTCCGTCTGTCCCTCTAATTCCTGGAACACCTTGATCACCTTGTAATCCACGTTCTCCTTTTTCCCCATGTACACCAATAACAGTAGGCTCTGTGGTTTTGCTTGTACCGTTTGTGTATAGCTCAACTCGATAATTCCACAAATAACGCTTATCTGATGTGATAGACTGTGGAGTAGTTGTCCACCCTGTACTTGCTCTTGTGATACCTGTTGAGACTGTAGTAGCTAAATAGTAATTAGTGACATTAGAAATACCAGTACCATCTGCCCCTTTTATCAACGTCCACTTATACACTCTGTAATCTGTACTATCTGCCTGAGTGTAATCTGTGTATGTTCCGATATACGTTTTATTTGTACTGTCAGTAGTTGAGAAACCTTGTGAGCCGTTATTTGATGTGGCGTAAGCTATGTGTAAGTATGGTGTCCTACCATCTGCGCCAGCCTTACCTGCCACACCATTTGCACCATCAGAGCCTTTTACAAGTGTCCAATTGTAGTCGGATGGAGTAGTGCTATCAGCGCTATTAAAATCAACATACATCCCAATATAAGCTCTATCAGAGGCACTTACAGAAAAATCCTTAGTTCCATCAGCACTATTACTATAAGCTATGTGAGTGTATTGAGTACGGCCATCTGCACCATTGCGACCAGGTAATCCTTGTTCACCTCTTGCGCCTTGCAAGCCATCTAAACCACGTTGTCCCGGTTCTCCTTTATCGCCTTTTTCTCCCTTGTCTCCTTTCACTTTAGCCCACTTGTATTTTTTGGGGTCTGTGCTGTCGTTTGGTTCAAAGTCTGTATAAATACCAATATAGAGTTTATTGATTGAGCTATCAAGACTAAATCCATCTGTTCCTGTTGCATTATTAGCCCATGCTGTATGGACATAAGGAGTACGGCCATCTCGCCCTGGAGTTCCAGGTGTACCAAGTTTTCCATCAACAACATTAACAAGCGATATCTCATCAACAGCAACCTCTTTATTTCCGATGTAAGCTGCAACTGTCAGAGTAACTGTATCAGTTACATTTGAGCCTCTAACTAAGTAAGTCATCCCTGTTGTTACTTCTCCATCAAGCGCCCATCGCCAAGTAACACCAGCAACGACTGGTTTTCCTCCCTTGTATAAGGTTGGGGTTACTAGACTTTGGCCGATCTGATTTTTAAAGATAACACCATTGTCCGTTGATAATTTGATAGTATATGGTTTAGCAGCTTCAAACAATCTCTCAAAAGCCGCTTGGATACCACTAGATAGATTATTTTTTAGAGCTTTGAAATTTGCAAAAGTTGTCTTGTTCCTATTTGGATTTGTAAAACTAATTTTTTGTTCTAAAACTCTTGCTCGAACCATGAGAGTTGGATTAAATCCATCATCATTAATTTTAATAGTATCCCCAATCTCAACATCCACAAAACCATCAACATCATATGTGATAGCTGGGTAGCAATGTTTTTTCAGTTCATTATATGCAAGCCTACGCAACTCTTTTGGATTGTCTGTCTCATAGGAAAAATCTCGTCTAATCCATTGATCTTCTGCTGTCCCAGATGTAAATGTAGATGGGTACATTTGCATCGATAAAGGTGCGTATAGCGACTCATTTCGTTGATAAAATTCAATAATCCCTCTATCATTTTTAACAGACCAAGCATCCAAACCTTTTAAGGTCACGATTTCCTCGACTTCTTCGCCTTTTGCATTCTTAACTCGTCTTTTACCAGTTGGTCTAATCGTGTTAAAAACATCAGTCTTATCAATCTTACGCTTAATAGATTTCAGGTTTTTACCATAATTTAATTGAATATCATCTCTGATACGACCAACCCCTTGATGATTCTCATCATACTCACGATACACATTAACTTTAAAAGATTTGATTGAACTATCTGCATTTAATTTTGTATCAAAATCAATCTCTGCATCAAATCTAGTAGCAAGACTGAGTAATCGAGCAAGTTTTGTATCTTGTCCCTCCCATTCAAGCGTACGTTTTTGGTCTGAAATCTCATTAATCCCAATTGATAGATGAGTATAATTCAACAAATCCATAACTTCGCAATACTCTTTGAAAGACATTGCCCTATCAGCTTTATATGGGTTAGCATACTCATTAATCAACTCAAGATTAAGATTTTCGCAATAACATTTTATGGTTTTCTCATTTTCTTCAATCGACATCACACTAAAAACATAACTCTTGCCGTGATACTTGAATGAAACAAAGGCTTTCTCATTCAATTGATTGTATGCTTTCTTTTTCGTTGTATCAGATTTGATTGCTTTTTTAAATACAGTAAATTCAAAAGTTGACGAACCTGTTTCTAAACTTCTTGTCCAAGTATCATCGTAATAATTTAACGTACCTTGTTTTTCGTTATCAATAAATGCTACCTTTTGTAAATTTGCATCATGGATTGTTAAAAGCATAATTAGATCCACCTCTCTTCAAATTCGATTGTTACAGTTGGTTTTTTCTTAACAAAACGTGAAAAATACAACTCTAGTTGAGATTTTCCTGGAGGAATTGCTGGCCAATGTGAACCGTCTACAACTTCGCTTACTTTAGATATCCCATCAATATACACACTATCGTCCTCACTGTTGATTACAACATTTGAACCTGTTGGATAGCGATTAGGAATGTCTCTACTCTTTGTCACAAAGTCTTTTCTATACATGAACTCATCAACATACATATGTGATACAAGAGGCCAGTCTCTGAGTGCTCCAAGCGTGATATGAATTTTTGCTGATTTTTTCCCTTTTAATTCAGGGACAAGATAGTCATAATGAGAACCGTCAAAAAAAACTTGAACTCTGTCATCGTTTCTTTTCAACTCTGTCCAGCCCTTTTCTGCGCTAAATGGATCAAGTTTGCCTACTTGAGCCCCTGTCCCAGTAAAATACCACCATTTTATGAACTTGTATCCGCCCTTCCCATCAGTAGTGAAAAAGCTATACTCACAATCCAGTGTCTGATATCGCTTATATGTTTCTACTCCATACAAGAAATTACCGTCAGTGTCAGATACAGTAACCTTGATGAAACCATATTGGTTAGCGACAGCTGCCATAAAAACTTGTCTCCAAAGCAGATAGTCATTCAATGAACCAACTTCTCCGCTACTATCAGCAGGGATAGTCCATGTCAAACTTTGTGCATTATTTCGATTTTTTTCAACTGTACCACGGTTTGATAATTCGATATGATTACGCCCCCACATACTTGTTGTACTCAAAGTGCCAACAAGGCGCTCCTTATTATCATTTGTTACAGCTACTTCTTTAGTTCCATTTTGAAACCCTTTTAGAATATTAGCCCCTCTATAATCTATCAATGTTTCAGAGTCTCTGTACTTTTCAGTATCAGCCTCTTCACGATTTCCTAATTCAAACGCCGCTCTGTTGTTAACAACTCCAATATATCCATTCTCTGAGTTGTGTTTAATTCTAATAATTGGATAAGCTGGCTCTGTTCCTGTATTTGTTAAATTAAATACTATCCTATCCGGTGTGCTTGTTTCATTTGTATCGATATCAAAATTTTTTAAAGTCGTGCTGTGAGCCACGCCATCAGGAATTATTATTTTTAACTCTGAGCGCTGGAACCATCTTGTCAAATTTTCTGGAGTAATCTCATCCACTGGTAACCCCATATAGTATTTGTCTGGCTCATCGCCATAAGTAATCTTTACTGGTTCTAAAACGTTTAGAACGCCTGCCAAATCATGCTTTAATTGTTCCATTTCAATTGCATTTGTGGTTTTGATGTCAAATTTTATGATATGCTCTTTCTCGCCACGTTTCACTTGCTGAATATTAACCCCCAATAAAGGAGCGTTATCTGTTGATACGCTCCTTTTGTTCCCAATGGGGCGGATAATATCTTTTATTCTAAAGAAACGTGACATATCAACACCGTTGAATGTCATTTCTTTTGTCATGTAACTATCCCTCTCATTCTATTTTTTACCCTAGTATTGTGAGCTTGTGCATTAGTGTAAGCATCGATAGTACCTCCAACTAATTCTCCGGTTTCAAGCACGATATCAGTTGATTTATTAACTAATTTGTCACCTATCCTTAGCAATTCATCAAATACGGTCTTTTGGTTGTTGTCTTTCACTTCAACGCTTGCTTTGATCGCTTTTTCAAGATCTGATTTAACTTGTACGACCTTAGACAACTTAGTTTTACCAACACCAATAATATCCTCTGCTTTATAACTAAACGCCTGTATATTGTCATACATGCCAACCATAGCTTTATCAACATATTTGGTGTTCTTCTCGATACCAACAGCAACACCCATTGGCAAGAAACGACCAACGCTATCTCTAAACAAACGTGATGGTGAATGGATTTTGGCTTTAGCCCTTGCCGCTCTCTCTGCTTGTGCTACTAGTGCATCAGCTGCTGCCGTAACTGCTCCTAATGCCGAATACATACCTTGAGCAAGCCCCTGCCCAATCATTGAACCAATGCTACGCATCGAACCAACACCAGACATGCCAACAGACCTTACAGAGCTCATTAGAGCTTTCATAGCTCCTTGAGATTGTCCGATACCTCCCCTAATACCTTGAGCGATATTCTGGGCTGTTTGTTGACCAATTTGGCGACCTTGTGCCCCCATCTGACTACCAACTGATTTAATAACAGATAGAATAGCTTGCATAGATGATTCCACTTGTCCACGCATGTTATTAAAAGCTGAAATTACAGCTTGAGTGCTAGTCGCCATGCCTGTTACTTGGGATGAGGCACTAGTGGCACTAGAGCCCACTTGTATAAATCCTGATGATACAGTCGCTAAAGCCGTACCAACAATCATGACCCAAGAACCCAACATAGTAAATGATGTTCCTGCCATCATCAATGCTGGTGTCATGGTCATAATTTGGGAGTTAAACATAGCGATTGGGGCATTTATTGCCTCTAATCCTGCCACGCTACTTAAAATCTGTGCTGTGAAAATAGTAAAGCCAGATACTGCCATTGTCATAATAGATGGTAAAAGACCTAAAGTTGTTGACAACAATGTTATCTGAGTTGAAAAATTAGTAAGCCCTGTAACTGCCATCATAGATGATGTAGCAACTAAAGACATAGATGTCCCTATTGTTTGAAAAGAGCTTGAAATTCCAGCAAAGCCAGAGCCAAGATTTTTAATTGCTGCATTAAGTTTCTCAATGTCACCAGTAAATCCAACTAAGTTCCCTGCATAAGATGCTGCACCTAACCCTGTAACAGCTGCTGCTAGCGCTCCAACTCCTGCTGCAGCATTCATAATGCCACCTGCATTGCTAGCAATCTTAGCTAGTGAGTCACCTATCTGGGTGAACGAGTTTCCAACTGACTCAATTACACCTTTAATTCCATCTAATACAGTTCTAATGGCCTCTCCAACACTCTTAAATACATTTGCTACACCCTCAAGAGCTGTCTTAATCGCTGTACCGAAACTCTCAACAACTCGTGCAGCACCATCAAGGGCTGTTTGCAACCCTTGACCGATACCTTGAGCCGCTGTGCTTATAGCTTGACCTGTTGCTGTGATTGCTCCCTCTGCATTCGCAAAAGCATTTACAAGTATTGAGAGGCCGTACGCTGCAATGGCAATACCTGCACCAATTAAAGCAACTGATGCTCCAAATGCAAGTATCCCAACAGCGCTAGCCGTCAAAGCTGGCCCCAACAAGGCAAATATACCTGCTAATACAGCTATACCAACTCCAAGGCCAAGCATTGCCAATTGGGCACTTGTTCCGGCATTGCCTAGTTCTATTGCTGCTTGAACTAATATATAGATACCACCAGCAACTAAAGCCACACCTGCACCAACCATTAGCATTGCAGCCCCCATTGATAGCCATTGTGCTGGGCTGGCCATTGATGCCGCTTGACCAAAACCTTGGGCAACTGTTGAGATAGCAGTTGCTAGTCCTTGTAGTACTGTTGAAATACCTTGTGAAATAGATGTGATAAGAGAACCAAGCCCAGAAAAAACTTGCTCTATGATACCTTTAGATTGAGTCGCTGATGCTCCAGCACCATCAAATGCCTCTGTAGCATTCTTTTTGAATAACTTGAACGGATTGAGTTTTCCGATGATATCAAATCCTTTGAATTTAGATAACAAAGTCCCCAATACTGGTAGTAATAGCGCAAAAATAGATGGATCTATTCCAGACAAGAACTCTCCAATCTTGCTTGCGATTTTACCGATTGCCTCAACAACTTCATTAACTTTATTCCTGAAAGTCTCGCTAGTGGTATATGCTTGAATAAACCAACCAACCAAAGCTCCAATACCTGCAATAGCAAGACCCCAAGGATTGGACAAAGCTATTTTTAACAACCCAAAAGCAGTTTTTAGGCCAGTTATAGCCTTAGTTGCAATTGATACTGTCTTGAACGCTGCAACCATCCCAATCACTGCACTAGCGATTGCTTGAATAGTACCAGGTGGTAATGAGGAAATAAATTCAGCCCCTTTAGTAGCAGCATCTGCAAGAAACTTAATCACCTCACCTAAAGTTTTGGCAATCTTATTAAAAATTTCCCCACTACCAGCTAAAGATGAAAAGACATGACCTATTGCATCTTTCACTGCATTAAAAGCTCCAGCTACTGCTGTTAGAGCTCCCGTGTCTTTAAAACTAGATAAAAAACTACCAACTTTATCAAAGGTTTTCATGATATTATTTACCATTTCCTCTGGCAACATCTTCTTCAACCCTGCCTCTATCTCTGGTTTAGCTGATGCTAAAAATGTTGAGATAGCTTTTGGCAAAGATTTGAAAGCATTGCCTACCATCGGTATAAAGTTTCTAAAGATAAATGTTGATGCTGTTTTAGCAAGGTTCTCTAATGGTTTGCTAATATCTCCTCCTGTGGTAAGGTTTCCTAAGAAATCCTTAAATGCAGCTTGCATAGATGCAAAAGATCCTGAAAATGTTTCGGCTGCCTCTTTAGCAGTAGTACCAGTAATCCCCAGTTTCTTTTGTACAACAGAAATTGCTTTAACCATGTTTGCAAAGGACAAGTCACCCTCATTCACGGTCATATTCAACTCCTCTTGCACATCTTTGTAACTAGCAGCATCTTTTATTAGTCGTTGCATCTCTGCTTTTGTTCCACCGTAACCAAGTTTTAGGTTATCTAGCATTGCATAGTTACCACGCGCCAATGACTGGTAAGTTTGAGTAATGAGTTTCATATCAGAACCCATCTTGTTTGCGTTGTCTGACATATCTGTCATTGCTGTATTCGCTAACTCAGCAGCCTTTGCTGTATCTCCTCCCAAAGAAGAAATCAAGCTGGCAGAAAATGATGTTACATTTTCCATGTACTCATTAGCTGATACTCCAGCTGTTCTAAAAGCCTCATTAGCATACTGTTTAACAGTACCAGCTGAGTCTTTAAAAAGTGTCTCAATACCACCAATAGATTGTTGTAATTTTGCCCCCTCATCAATTGCCGATGAAAAAGCGCTTTTAACTCCTCCTGTAAGTGCACTAATTCCACTCATCAACGCTCCACTAACTAAGTTTGCTCCTAAAACTGATTTAAAAGCTGAACCTAGCCCACCTAATGATGATTTCAGACTATTTATATCCCCTTGGGCTTTCTTACCATCCAAATCAACCGCAATGGTTACTTTACCGTCTGCCATGTTCTACCTCCTTTCTTTATTAAATATTTGGCAATGCGTATTGCTCCTGCAGTTCACGCATTTTTTGTTTTTCTTTTGAACTTTCCCCTTTTGAGGGTTTCCACGCTCTAATTTTCATTACCTCAACAAACTTTGTTCCATCTGGTAAACCAGATAATAGGGCATTGAACTTCTGCCAATGCAATTTCCCTTGTTGTTCAATCAAATCAATGTTATAGGCCTGCATAAACGATGAAAAAATGTACTCGCCATCATATTTGATATTAAATAAGGGTTTATCATCGTAATCTTGGGCATCTTTGGTTTTTTTAGGCAATACATTCCCCTCGATATCATACCTATCAACCTCATCAATAGCCCTAGTAACCTGTATGTGCTTTTCAAATATATCTGCATAGATAGCTAACGCCTGCCTTGTATCCATATCCTTAAAAGTTACATCATCGGTTAATTTTGCTAGAGCTAGTTTTGGTTTAAGTTCTACTGGGATATGTCCTTTACCCCACATATCAAAAATCCATAACACCCTATCAAACGACAATAAAAGCTGATACTCTTTGTTATTAAGTACCAGCTTGTCATCCATTCTTTTGGAAATATCAAACATTATTCAGCAAGATACTTCTTGAAATTTTCATCGTTTAGTTTCTTCTTCCATTCTTTTTGAATTGTTGCTGAAACCTGTAAGAATACATTGAGATAATTCCAAGTGTTTTCACCAGCTACCTCATAGATTTTTTGAGGGGCATCCTCATCAAACATTGCTACAAAGAACTCATCAACCATAGGTTTTAGAGCTTTACGCCCCTCTTTGTCATTCATGTTCTCTGCATCTTTCTGATAAGCGCCTACCTTATCCTCTAACTCTACAGCCTTTTCTTGAATTTGAGCATCTTTTTTATCGGTTGCTCGATAATCAAGACTAAACTCTCCAAAGTCAAATGACAGAACTTTGCTGCCTAAATCAATTACAGTTTTGTTTGACATGATAATTTCCTCCAAAATGTCTATTAGTTATGTAGTGGACTATCCACCAATTCCAGCTTCAACTGGCTCTTTAATCCATTTGATCGTACAACCAAATTCTTCATACGCTGTTGCATCGCCTGCTCCTGCTTTGATTTCAGAAACATTGGCAACTTGTGTATAAGTTTTCTTGCCGTCAGCTGTAGTTACTCGATGCCATACGCGGCGTGCCTCACCTGTTTTGTAACGCATAGCGGCAATCATCGCTTGAGCTGCATCCTCTGGATCATAGATCCCCTCAAATGAGTAACCACCAACAACGGTTAGTACAGTTTCCTCTGGCGTACCGTCTCCATCGTAGTAACCAGTGTCATCTGTATCTTCATCCGTTTCATCATCAATAGTTTCAATGTACTTAGCAAGTCGTTTCCATGCCTCTGTGCCAGGTACAACTGCTGGGTTTTTAGGGTCAAATGGCGCAATTTCGTGTTTGCGCTTGGCATTTTTTTGACGTACCATTATGTCATCCTCCTGTTATTTCTAGTTTTGCGGTTACTTGCATTGAGTAAACAAAATAACCTTGTTCATCCTTGCCATTTATTCCTGGTTTGTCCACTTTCAATGATAAGAATGTGTAAGAGTTGTCTGTACTAGGTAAATCAATATCAAATGATGATAAATCTCCATTGATAAGCCAGATAGTATCAATTGCTACTGCATTTGATTTACTCTTTACAGCAATCTCAAATGGTAGTGATACTTCCCTAGTGCCATCCATGTACTCTTTGTCAATAGTTCCACCACTTAAAGCATTGATAACTAAATCATCCTTATCATCTTCAAAATAATCTAGCCTTGCTTTTAATGGCAATTTTGTGATGTTGTTAATATGTGCCAGTAGCACATCTTGAAAGTTTTTGTTGTTTTGCATTATCTGATACCCATTCCTTTAATAGCCGCCTTTTTTAGCTTGTCTATGTTTGCTTTTAACGGTTTATCCCATCTGCTACCAGTACCAGAGGTTGTATATTTCCTAAAAACAACAATCCCATTAGTACCGTGGAACTGCGCCCGAGCATAAACCGTGTTATAACTCACATTTCCATTAGGCTCTACACGTCCAGAGGCTCTTAATGCCCCTCCACCAGCCCTGAGAGGTACAGAACTATCCATAATAAGCAAAGCCTCACTACCTGCAGCAATCTTGCCACGTTGCA